TAGAAGGTATAAGAGACTGACCAAACAAAGTATCAGTAGTAGTACCTTCATACTTAAAATCTTTTAGTTTGGTTTTTGTTTTGAATCCTTGTAACTGTTTACTACTGTTGTAATAAGGGAAGCGTAAAAGTTCTCCGTCCCTGTAGACTTTGTAGTGTTGGCAGGTTTCTTCACTAATTTTTCGTTTATGCAGCCTTTGGGCTGAACCTTTAAATTGTACATTGGTGGGCATGTGTTGTGTGTTATCTGCTCTTGTTAAATTGTGACAGCTAAAACAAAATGTATTGCCGTCATCATATATAGCTTTGGCATCAGAGGAGCCACACACCTCGCATGGCTCATGTCTTAAAAATTCTGCTGTCATTTTAACCAGTCAACTGGTATGCAGTGTGCAGCGCACCATTTAATACTGTAACGCTCACACCATTTTGCGTATGTTGTTTTAGACTTCTTCGATATACGTTTGTATGGGTCTTGAAAAACCATACGAAGGTCTAGGTTGGGATTGTCCTTGATAACTTGCCTAATCTTACGCCTAGATGGTGGGTCCCAATACCCTTTGACCTCTAGGATTACTCCGTTATTTGGTAGCACGAAGTCAGGAGTATATTGATGTTGGATTGTGTAAGGATAGGACGTCTCCTCATATTCATAGTCGACGCCCAGTGATACCAATAGGTCTGCTACCTTTTCCTCTAGTCCTGATCTAAAAGTCATCTTCTAACTCTACTGAGCTAGGAGTTGTGTCAGGTGTTACGTTTGGTTCTGATGTTTTGAATCCTGCTGTATTACCAAACAATTCAGCAGCTCCTGCTTCGTCAAGGTCGCCAGTGTCTACGCCTACCTCTGACTGTATACTAACTATCTGTACTCCAGATAACTTTAGTGATGTGCCGTAGGTAGAACCATCTTTAAGTATGTATGGTTTCTGTGTAAATCCAAGTTTAACTTTACTGCCTGAATACACAGGTGTAGTCTCGTCCCTGATTGGTGTACCTTCAGTATCTACAACTGGTGGCTTCTTGTCTTCACTCCAAGAGAACTTGATAAGGTATTTACCTTCGCTTACTTCTTCCCATGGTGTAGGTTTCAGTACTGATCTCTTTGGGTTCTTTAATTTAGATTCAGCCCACTTTAGGCAGTCCTCTCTTTCAGTCTCTAGCTTGGAGATTATATCTTCTCCAACTATGGCTTTTAAAGAATAGCCAAACTTACTTGGCTTTAACACGGATTGGTAACCTTCTAGGGTTACTGGGTCGGGTGTTACGTGTATGTTTCTCATTAACAAAAAAAGTATGTGGAATCAATCACGGCTTCTGGTTTCAGATCGCCAATGATCGGTGGTTCTTCTTCAGCTCCTATTGCTAGGGCGAAGTCAGTTAGTGGTTCATGCTCTGCGAACAGACGCATGTAAGTCTCGCGTACTAGATATGATAGTTTACACATATCAGTAGCTCTGCATAATACACTATCATGTATCAGTGCGATTGGGAAAGATACGTCCATGATAGCTAGATGTAATAAACTAGCATCTAACGAATGTATTAAGTTAGGAGCAGTAGCATTTTTGTGATGCTTTAAATCTACACCCTTCTCACGTCCAGCTATATGTACCATGCAGCGTCCCATTAGTTGTGTCTGGATAATCTTAGTGTCTCTCTTCATTAACCGTTGGTTAACTGGAAAGCCAGATGGTGTTACCCAAGAAACTTGGTCAGCTCCAGATTTAATATACCTAGATACTTCTTTCTCTATCCATCTCATTACGTCCATGGCTCCCGGAACTACCTCGTTCATGGCAGCTCGTACAGCTTGTACGCATTTCGTTAGTTCATCTTTGTCTACATCTACACCTTTTTCTTTGAAGGCTTCCCTGATGTACGAGCGATTGGAGAAAGGTTTAGCATTGTATGGTATGGTCATCACACAACGCTTTGTAACCTTTCTATCCCAGTGGGGTTTTAGCCGATCAGGGATTGCGTCCATGCTTTTTGCTGCAATAACTGCATAAGCGTCTTGGGGTTTTTCACTCCCTATGACGTTTACCATACGAGCAGTGGACGCGTCTTTGGCAAGTCCTGCTAAGATTTGGAGACCACTACATGTAGCGTCTACAGCGACAGGCAGATGTGTGTGAAAGCGATGCTCGAAGTGAAGCTCGCAAAATTCATTACATGCAGCCAGAAATAGCCATGGTTCGTCAGCATTTTCCCAGTCGGCTATGTTGTCGATAGGGTCACGCCATACTCTTTGTACCATTTCATAGTTTTCTGCTTTGTCTATCCACTCTAGTCTCTCTTGCATTGTTGCCTTGTCCAACCCGTAGGTGGTTGCGAGTTGGAACTTTATCCATTCCATACCCTTCGTAGTTATCTTAGCACCTTCTGCAAACAACAGTAAACTTTTTCCAAAGTCAGTGTCTTGAGGTGTAAGTAAGTTAGGTATAGGGTATGCTCTACCACGATAGTCGAAACTCCATGGTATGTAGAAGGTGGTACCTTCAAATTCACGTACAACGTCCATGGTCATACGTGTTCGGCAGGACTTACGTACTTCGGCTGCCTGCAACTCTCTAGCTGTTCTTGCTTTCTTCTTCCACTCTCTCCTAGCTGTCTCATCTGTCTCAATATTAACAGGCTTTGGAGGAATGATATGTTCCATTACAGGTCTAAACTTACCTACACTTATACCTCTATCTTCTAACTCCTTCGCTACCCCGACTATAAACGGATTTAACTTGTAAGCTACTTGTTGAATCTTGTTGATAAAGTTATAGGGTATTTTCCCCTGTATTAGAGTGTGCTCGTTTTTTCGTACAAAATTATGACACCTAGTTAAATCGTTGAGATAGTAACCCCCATCTTGGATAGCGTTCCAACTACGTGGAGGAATGAGCATAGGCTTAGCCAAAGGACTAAATAGCTCTGCACAGCGCATAATTTCGTCATGGTGTTTAATTAATTCGTCGGTGGGTACGAGTATTGATATTGTCTTTCTTCCTTTGACCATGAGGTCTCTTTCAAACCAACCAGATACCTCCATCAGGCAGTCCATCAAGAATGTACCTACCTTAACCTTGGTAGCTACGTCCCAATGTATCCATGGACTTATCTGTGTTTTGTGCATCAGTGTCTGTATACACTTACGCTTGTACTCTGTACCACGTGCTTCATGCCAGTAGTTCTTTTTCAGTGTAGCCAACAACGCTGGTGCCTCCTTGTCATAGTATGACATTTGACATTCAGCTTCAATCGCATGACCAACCGCAGTGGCAATGTTGATGATTTGTCGGTTTTTTACCTTGTTGGAGAATACATAATCAAACACGACCTTGCATACGAGTAACGCTTGTAGGTCTGAGTCGACGGGCAGGATATGCTTGTGAAACACGTGCATATTGTGTCCGGCAAACTGTTTGTACTTCTTTTTCTTACTATCTATAAATGCAATAAGATCAGGCAATATGGAGCTAACACATGATGAGCCATAGACAGTGGCAGAGGCATAGGTCTTCTCCTCTAACTTCTTAGTGTTAGAGTGTAACCTTGCCTTGCCTCCTTGTATTTGTCTACGCTCGAACTCTCGCTGATCTTCAATCTGTTTGTCTGTGAGCATTTGGATTGTAGTTTAGTTGTCGTCTTTTACTTGCTCCTGCATTATAGCAATGAGTTCTTCTTTGTGTGGGTGGTTGTCAACAAGTATCTTGAGTTGTTGATACCTACGTTCAAACGTTGTTTTGTTCATTGTTAAAGTCAATGTTGAGTGGATTAGGAATAAGATGATAGACACCTACATCGGTGACTAATGTGATGGCTGTGTTTTTGCCAATTTCTTTTTTAAGTCTTTGCTTTGTGTGATGCTCAGACTTGTACGTAAACTCTTCTATCTTGCCTGTGTCCCTGTTCTCTACACGTAAGAGTGCAAAGTGTGAGCTAGGTAATTGATAGCCAAAGACTTTCCAGTCTCTGAACTCTTCATAACCCATTGCAGGGAAATAGTTGGGTGGGCATGCTTTGATAGCGTCCCAGTTATTTGGGTAGTACTTACGTCGTTTCATGTTCGTGATACGTTCAATAGATTGTAATTGTGTGTTACTACCCAATCAAGGGCATAGAAGGCAGCGTCTTCGTCAGTCTTTGCACTGGTGTACATGTGTGACTTGCGTTTGGGCTGACCTTTGATACAATAGTCGATTTTGTAAATCATGTCAACAAATAAAATGTCCGGAGCAGCTAAACTGCCACTTGAATGGAAACATGTCACCATATTCTTTGGCAACTCTGTTGTCTACGATCTTAGCTATTGCGTCCCTGTCTTCCCATGTGAGAATGTCCGCAATGTTTACGTCTTTGGTACGGTGTAGCTTTTTGTTGTGCTCTTCCGCTTGTTTCATAAGGTCAGAGTATTCCATTAGAACAAGAAACCTCCGTCCTTGTCAAACTCTTCAAGTTTTTCATTGACTTTGTATGGCTTGAGCCTTACGTCCATGTACAAGACAAGGTACTCGGCTGCTTTTCTTACTTTGTCGTCGTCCCATTCTGGACGTGCTCGGCGTACTGCCTGTGAATAGTTTAGTTGTTGTGTGACGTCAATAGTCATAGGATTGGTTCTCCTTCGGGTGATAATTGTACAGTGTAGTCGATTGTTGGTGCGCTGTCAATGGTATCATTGAGCTCAACAAGTGTTAGACCATCTTTGATGTCTGTTTTACCAGCACGTAATGATGCCCAGAGCTGTGCTTCTGCGTCCTTGGGACTGTCAGCATGCACGCGGTAGTAGTCTCTGCATGTCTGCGTGACTCTTATTTCATACATAGTCATACGTCGCATACCACAGGATTCATTAACTCGTGCACTTCGGCAGCGTCCTTGCAGTCGAGCATGTTTTGATACTCTTCGTGTGATGTGCTCATTTCTTGGCACATTTTGATTAGCTCTTCC